GAGACGGATGTGATGTTTCAATTATATAATGTGTTGTATTAGTTATATATTTTTTATAAGATTGTGCCTTACGCCCCCAAAGCAAATGTACTATATTGTCCTTATCATTAAGAGCTTTAATAACTTCTATTGTAAAATTTCTCCAATAATGTAAGTGACTCTCAGGCATACCTTGTACAACTGTATGTGCTGTGTTATTAAGAAATACTCCTTGTTCAGCCCAATTATATAAACTAAAATTATTTAATCTCTCTAAATTAAACCCATCATACACATCATTTTCCACTTCCTCAAGAATATTGGATAAACTTGGCTGAGGCGAATCTAACGTAGAATTACTAAACGCTAATCCATCAAAAGCTTCTGGTGGATTATAATATGGGTCTTGCCCCAACACGTTGACAATCACTGAATTAAACGGAACTACCCTAAATACTTTTAAGAATAACTCTGAACCTTGTGCAGGTATTATATTCTTAGTCTTTCTCTCCTGATTAATCTGAATAGCTATCTTTGCAAATTCAGGAGTTTCTAAATAATGTTTTAACTTAGAATACCAATCTTCTGTGAAATATTTACTGAAGTCCACAACTCCTCCTCTTTTATAGGTTTACTCATTAATTCATATTCCTCGCCAATTTCAAATCCATATTCTTTACTCATTTCCTCTCTTAAAGTTTTATCCCTGTATAACATTCTATATACTTTACTTTTTGTACTAAATCCATGAAATATACATATCTTAGCTTTTAATGTAGTAGATATTTCAGTATATTTACCTTTCATTACCTTCTCTACATCTTTCCAAAACATTTCCTGTATTCCCAATTTAATAACAACAAGTTCAGGATTAGGGTCTATTATTTCCTTAAAATAAGGATGTGCTTGTAACTTCTCTTCTAACTTGAGATATTTCTCTGAATTAGTGAATTTGTATACTAAATATATTGAATGATAATCATCAGATAAATAACTATTGTAGAAACTATTCTCAAAGTCAAAATGAGCATAGTCTTCTCCTAATATAGGCATTATAAATTGAGATGTTTTAGTAGCTTTCTCTTGCACACAAAAGAATGTATTACTACTTTGTCTTATTTTATTAATTTTGTAGGTAATACCATCTACATTCATTACATCTCCAAGTTTAATTCTATACGAATCCTCAATTATCACAGCAGTTATATAATACTGCTCATCTCTTCTTATAATTATATCTTCAGAGTTAGTTTCTAAAGTGAAACCTCTCAAGTTACCTTTTGTTAATTGTACGTATATATTGTCTCTAATCTGTATTCTCATCAATATTACTATTAATATTTAATAATAAGTATTGATTGTTTCTTTTCATTTCTATCATATATTTTAATTAGAATTCAGTTTTAATCTCTGGTTCTTCTACTCTCTCTACTTTTTGAAATTCTGGTAATGTAAATTGAATATTTAGGTCTTCAAACAATTCTCTAAATCTAATTATAGGTTTTGAGAATCTTAAATCTCTGGTTTCCTTAAGATTAGATCCGGTTTCTTTAGAATGGATTAATTTTCAACAAGAAGATCAGTTTGCTAAATTGATTTTAAATGGAGTAAGTGGATTATTAGATATGGAATATTCTTGGCTCTATAATCCTACAGGTATAATGAAAGTTAGATGTGGTGGTCAACTTATACTTTTAACTTTAGCTGAAAAGTGTATTTTAAACAATATTCATGTGATAAGTTTAAATACAGATGGCTTAGAAACTAAAATGAGGAGAGATCAGTATAATCTTTACCTAAGTTTAGTTAGAGAAGTTGAGCAACAGTTTAATGTTCAGTTTGAACAAGAAGAGTATCAAAAAATTATATACCAAAATGTAAATAGTTATTTGGCTGTTACTAAATCAGGAGGTCTTAAAAAGAAAGGAGAATTTGTAACTAATCCAGAATTAGGTAGTTCAGTTAATTTCTTAGTTTTTCCTAAACTTTTAGAGCAGTATTTTGTACATGGATTTAGACCTGAAGAAGTATTAAAGAACCCTGAACAGTTTGGTTTACATATTTATGATTTTTGTGCCAGCTTTAAAGTTAGTAGAGATTATACTGTTCTTCATAATGGAATTAAGCAGCAAAGATTAAATAGATTTTTTGTAGCTAGAAATGCACCTTACCTGTATAAACTCAAAAATACCAAATCTAAACCTGATAATATGTTAAAAGGTTGGGGAGTAGAAATTTATAACAATCATACAAAAAAACCTTTAAAAGAATATAATTTAGATATGAGATTTTACTTATCTCAAATCAATAAGCTTATATTTGAATTAGAAAGTAATAAAACAACTTTGTTCTAATGAGAAAGATAAAATTTAAACAACCTATTCTAAATAAAGATGGATCTTTTAAAGAATGGTTTTATTGGGGGTTTATTGGAGAACAGAATGAATTTATAACTCCTCATTCTGATTATAGAAGATGTTCTTCACATCAATTTACTGGAATATTAGATAAAAACGGTAAAGAGATTTATGAATGGGATGCTTGTAGAATAAGAGGTGGAGAACAATACCAAGGTTATACTGAAATAGATATAACAGGAATAATTAAATTTGGATTTGGAAGTTTTAACTTGGTAATTAAAAACGAAATTCATTATTCGTTTGATCAGTATGATAGTATTGAAATTTTAGGAAATATCCATGAAAATCCAGAACTTTTAAATAAATTACAATGATACCAACAAAATGGAAGTTAAAAGTAACTTCAGAAAATAGAAAGCTTATAAATAATTGGAGGAATACTCTTAAATCAGATTTTATAAAAAAAGAAATTAGGCATGATTATGTTGTACAAGATGGCTATGGATTAAATGAAACACATAGCTATACATATCCAGAAATAACAACAGATCAATTTAAATACCATGTGTTAGGATTATTACCAAATAAATGGTGTGTTAAAGCATCTAATAATCCTGAAGAAAATATTGAGCTAGTTGAATATGCAAATAGATATGGAGAAAGACCCATGTATTATACTACTATATCTGGTATTTATTATCATTTTCCATGTTATAAGGGTAGTTATACAACATGCTTGAACATAGTAAACGATTATACTGAAATTACACTTGATGATTTTAAGAAATTAGTTTTAAAAAAACAAAATATGAAACAAGAAATAAAGTGTCCTATTATAAATGGAAGACCTCATCATTTGAAAGCTTTTGTTGAAGACTGTAAAGAATTTGGTTATAGAACATCGGATCTATGTCTTGTTACAGAAAACTCTGATAGAATTAAGTTAAATGGTAATGATTATAAAAGAATTTTATCTGAACCTGATAACTTTGAAATAATTGTTGCAGTAAATAAAGCAAAACAAGTTAACTATAATTTTGAAAATTCAATAACTTTCAATCTTCCTCAAGATTGGGAAGAGGCTTTGGATTTAATGAAATTTAATATGAAGATCTGGAAAGATTTAAATGAATTTAAAGTTGGAGATATAGTTCATGGAACTATAGGAGTTCTTAACTATGTAGGAGTTTATTCTGCTCCAAATAAAATGTCTAGTTGGAAAATAATTGGGAGTAATTTTGGTATTTGTGAAGGAAATGGTAGCTTTAATACTATAAGACGTGCTACACCAGAAGAAGTAGAGTTTTTTCAAAACAAAGCTAAAATATTTAAAATGACTTCTTCTTCAGGAGATTTTGAATTAGAAGTTAGTAAATCAGGAATTTATTATCGAAAAGATGATGTTTATCTTGATTTAAAGAATGGATTTGTTGATCTTATTGATGATTTCGACTATTATTTATTACATAATAAAGGCCGATATACTACTAAAATAACTAAAATTGATGTAGGGTGTAAAAAAGATACATTGATATCAGAATGGCAAGAAGTTTATAATTATTATAAGTCAATACAATGAAAACAAAAGATAGATTACAGAATATTGCTGGAATAGTGATATTTTTATTAGCATTAGGATTTTTAATTTTTAAAGGATGTTCAGCGTAACCACAGAAAGTAATTACCTAGCTCAAATTGTCAAACTTGAAAAATCTAAACAACATCCAAATGCTGATAGACTTCAGATTTGGAATGTAAACGGGTATGATGTTATTACAGATATGTCTTCTAAAGAAGGAGATATTAAAATATTTTTTCCAGTAGAGTGTCAGATACATCATAAAATCTTATCTAAGATGAATATGTATCAAGACAGAGAGTTAAATGAAGATCAAACTAAAGTAGGTTATATCTCTAAATCAAGACGTGTGAAAGCTGTTAAGTTAAGAGGTATGATTTCAGATGGTATTTTATTACCTTTAAAAGATGTTTGTATTGCTTTAGATGTTCCTGAAGAACGATGTGCATATTGTATAGACGAAAAATTCGATACTTTAGACGGAATAGTTATTTGTAATAAATATGTTCCTGAAATTAAAGAAGTAAGATCTGGTCAAGGACAAGGTAAACCTAAAGGCCCAAAAATTTCAGATATTTTAATTCCTGGTCAATTTAACTTTCATTATTCTACTTCTAAATTACAAGATAATGTCTGGAGATTTAATAATCCAGAAAACACTATTGTAATTACGGATAAATGGCATGGTACTTCAGCAGTATTTTCCAATCTTTTAACTAAAAGAAAATTATCTATTTGGGAAAAGATTAAAATGTTTTTTGGATCCAATGTTTCTACAGAAGAGTATAAAAAAATGTATTCTTCTAGAACAGTAATTAAACATGTTGAAGATAGATATCATACTAAAGAACAAGGATTTTATAATTCTGATATTTGGGGTAAAGTATTCGAGGATGTAAAGCCCTGTTTGTTTGAAGGTTATACGATCTATGGTGAGATAGTAGGTTATACTGGAGAGAAAATGATTCAAAAAGGATATGGTTATGGTTGTTTACCTGGACAATATAAGTTTTTGATTTATAGAATTACTTCACAAGAACCATACGGATTACTTGAATGGTCTTGGAACGATATTAAATTGTTTTGCGAAGAATATAATTTAAATCACGTGCCAGAATTGTATTATGGTAAAATTGGAGATTTTATAAATCAATCTTCTAAAGGAGAATTTGATTCAGTGGAATTATTGCAAATTCTGAAAGACATGTACTTAGAAAAAGATTGTCGATACTGCACTCATAGCGTTCCTGCTGAAGGTATTTGCATTAGAAATGAATCTACTAGTAAAATTGCCTATAAACTTAAATCTAAAAGGTTTTTAGAATGGGAAAGTAAGCAATTAGATACCGGAGAAGAGATTATAGAATAATCAATTTTAAAAAAAAACTAAGTGTAAAATATAATGGCAATTTCAAGGATTACTTTAAAGCAACTTGATCCAGAAGTTCTTGATTACTTTGATAATCTGATTACAAGACGTTTTACTTTTTCAGTTACGGATTTAACCAGACTACATGAAATAGCGTTTACTTCAACACGCTCAGATGAACATTTTGAAAAGATAAAAGAGGCTGCTCCTGTTAATAGGTTTAGGGTTATGGATTTAGATGATAAAACTGTACTCGGATACAGAGGCTCTATGAAAGAAGCCATAGAGTTATTTAGGACAGCACATCCTTATTTTGATGATGAATCTGCAAAAACATTTATATATGACAATTGAAGAAGGTAATAAGTTAATAGCTAGTTTTATGGGTGCTACTATTGAATTAAAAGAAGGTCGTTGGCATGGTAATCATTGGTCGCCATATAGAGGGTTAAGTAATCATGCTTCAGCAAACAATAAAGATTTTATTGAACATCATATTCATTTCGATAGTAGTTATCATGAATCTTGGGATTGGTTAATGCCTGTTGTGGAAAAGATTGAAGGGATTAATGAACCAATAGCAAATTTTGTGCGATACTCCGTTGAAACAAGTAATAACAATTGTTATGTTTATCTTTTATTGGATTGGGACATACCTATAATTATAACTAAGCAGCAAGGAAAATCTAAAATTGAAGCTGTGTGGCACTGTTGCATTAAATTTATAGAATATTATAATGGAAACACTAGAATTAATACCTTTACTCCAAGCTTATGAATTTTCATTACAAATAGAAGATGAGTTAAGCATTTATGGAGTAAATACTCATTACAATAATGATATTCTCTTCGTGGATTGGGGAGATCCAGAAAGTCTAACTTATACAAAAACTTGGTTAATAGAAAAATGGGATTAGATATGAATCTTTATCGCACTAAAAAAGTGCAGGATGTATCAGAAGTAGATTATGAAGATTTATTTGAAGCTGCTTATTGGAGAAAGTTTAATGCTCTTCACAACTGGTTTGTTAATAATGTACAAAATGGAGTAGATGATTGTGGAACGTATTTTGTTTCGGAAGATCAATTTAATACTCTTTGTAAATTATTAAAAAGCTTAACTCCTGAAAATTGTCACGAACTTCTTCCAACGAGACCAGGGTTTTTCTTTGGTAATACAGATTATGATGAATCCTATTGGGAAAAAGTTAAGGATTCAATTACAGAACTGAATTATTTACTTAACTATATTAATTGGGATAAAGAATCTTTAATTTATACGTCATCTTGGTAGCTATGGAACAAGAAATATTATTTGAAGAAATCACAGCTTGTTGCTATTGGGAAAATTTATTAACTCGTGAACAGTTAGAAGAATTAGATGCAGACTATTGGGTAAACATTTTAAAATCGGATTATGAATGACGAACAAAAACAAAAATATTTTAAAGACTTTGTTGATAGGAAATTAGCAGGTATGTCAAATTTATCAGATTATCCTACAAAAGAGGAAACAGAGACTAAACTTAAGGATAGTATAAAATCAGAGAATATTAAAGACGAAACTTTAAAATTCTTTACAGAGAAAAGTGATGGAGTTAAATAGTAAATTAGTGAATTTTGTACAAAGTAAGACTTCTTCTTGGAATGAAGTCTTACTTTATTTGATAGCAAGAAGACATGATTTAGAAGTTAGATGTTCTGAAGAAGCTTTTCAATTTATGGAAAAAAATAAGTTAATTCAGCTTAATCTTCTAACAAATAAAATCATTCCTATTGTTGGTATTTATGAAGGAGATATTGTAGAACTACCTGATATTGATTTAAGTATTGAACAGGAAGTTAGAGACAGGATTGATGAATATCGGTCTTTATTTAAAGGTGTAAGAACAGGTAGTATTGGAGTAAAGCAAAAAGTTATTGAGTTATTAGTTCAATTTTGTTTACAGAATCAAGTATCATTTGATACTGTTTTAGAAGCTACTAAAGCATATATTAATAATACTGACTTTCAAATTGTATCTAATGCAGATAATTTTATTTCTAAAATAGATAGAGCTGGTCAAGAGGTAAGCTTATTAAAATTAGCAATTGAAGAATTAGAGATGGATAGTCATTCTAATAAACAAACTTATAAAGTGATATGACACCTAAGTTTATAAGCATAGAAGGTTTGTTTCCTGATTTATATCAAATTATTCCAGGGTGGATTAGAGGTACATATTATTGTATTACTGGAGCAACAGCAACAGGAAAATCTAAATTTGCACGATACTGTTTTGCGGAATGGACATATAAGTATTGTAAAGCTAATAATATTCCTTTTATTGTAATTTATTTTGCATTAGAAGAATCTGTAGATTTCTTTTGGTCAACTATCATCTTAGGAAAGTTAAACGAAAGAACAGGTAAGAAATTTACTTATTACCAATATAAAGGTTTTCATGAAGGAATGGAAGCTGAAGATTATGCTGAAGTTGAGAAGATAATGCCAGAGATTTACGATATGCAAAAGTATATAAAGGTATATGATGATGTTAGTAATCCAACTGGTTTATTAAGAACTATTGAAGAGGAATTAAAACCATTTGGTGAACTTGTAAAAAGCGAACCTATTACAGATGAACAGGGAAATGTGATTGTCCATAAAACATTTAAGTATCATAATCCTGATTTTCATGCAGTTGTCATTGGAGATCACTTGGGTTTATTATCACCAGAAGCTAATAAGTTTGCATTAGTAAATACTTTACATTTAGCTATTTCAAAATGGTCAGAATATGTAGTGAAACTAGTATGTAAACGATATAATTGTATAGTTGTCAATGTACATCAGCAGGAGATGGCTGGTGAGAATAATGATAATTTCAAATTAAATAGATTGGAACCTAGTGAAGCTAAATTAGGTGATAATAAAATTATCGGGAGAGATTATATGGTAACATTAGGATTATTTAATCCAGCTAAGTATGGATTAGGTAGTTATTCTGGTTATAATATTAGAGATTTTGGAAAGAATTTTAGATCTTTATCTTTAATTAAACATAGGAATGGTGAACCAGAAATACAGAAAGCAATGTGGTTTGAAGGTATTGGAAATAAGTTTGAAGAGTTGCCAAGTCCAGATAAAAAACAAGAAATTGCAGATTTCTTAAAAAGTAAACAATTAAATTAAATATAATGAATTTTACAAAACAACAAATTAGTGATATGTTTTTTGGAATTCCTACATGGAAATCTTATGAAGACTTATCAACAGAACTTTCTACTAGAGAAGTAGAAGTAACACCAGCAATGTTACAAGAGTTATTCAAAGCTAATGGACACAATTTGAGAAATCGTCCACGTAAACCAAATACAATTAAAAAATCTTGGTTTACTATTGTAGATCAAAACACCGAGTTACCAGTAGAAACAGAAGAAATAGTATAATGCCAAGTATAGCAGTAGTAGGAAATTCAGGAGAAGGAAAATCTACCAGTTATGGTCAGATTCCAGAGTTAGGTATTAAAGGATTAGATCCTAAAGAAACATTTGTTATTAATGTAGGTGGTAAAGATTTACCATTTAGAGGATGGAAAACATTATATAAGGGAACTAATCCTGAAGATGGAAATTATTTTGCTGCTTCTGAAGCAGATAAAATTGCAAAGGCAATTGGATATATTTCAGAATCTCGTAAAGAAATTAAAAACATCGTAATAGACGATGCTCAATTTATTATGGGATTTGAGTTTATGAGACGAGCAAAGGAAACAGGTTATGGTAAATTTGCAGACATTGGAGTTAATATTGCAAAAGTAGTAGAAGCAAGTAGAATAGCTCGTTCAGATCTAAAAGTATATTTTCTCTGGCATCCAGAAAAAGATAATACTGGAAAGATGAAGATGAAAACTGTAGGTAAGATGGTTGGTTAATCGGCCATTATCTATCTAATTGCTGGAACACCCTTAGAGATTAGTTAACTACAACGTAGTTTGAAAAGACAAACGTGAATGTTATAAAAATAACTAATATTGGGCAATCAGCAGCTAAGATTCTAAAGTTAGCATGATTTTTGCTATACAAAGAATAAAGTTCACAGACTATCCCTTGTTGTGAGGGAGTACATTTAAAATTAATTACCTTAAATGGAAACGGTAGATACCAAAATACAAATATACTGTTTGAAACATCCAATAACTCTTGAAGTAAGATATGTTGGAATGACTTCTCGTACCTTAAAACGTAGATTACAAGGACATATTGATAACGCTAAATATACAGGACATAACAAACATTTATGTAGCTGGATATTAAGTATTTTGAAATTAAATATGAAACCTATAATTGAATCTATAGACGAAGTAACATTAGAAAATTGGCAAGAAAAGGAAAGATATTATATTTCACTTTATCCAAGATTAATAAATGCTACTTTAGGAGGAGAAGGAACATTTGGTTTTAAACATAGTATCGAAACAATAGAAAGAGTAAGATTGAAAAAGATTGGAATTAAACCTAGTAAGGAAACATTGTTAAAAAGAAGTATTGCTTTAAAAGGCAGGATTGTTACTCAAGATCATAGAGATAAAATATCGGTTAAAAATACTGGTAAAATCTATACTAAATTCAAGATTCTAGTAAAAGATATTATTTCTAAAGAAGAAACTGTCTGTAATACAGTAAAAGAGGTAAAAGCAATGTTTAAAATGGGTGAAATGACAGTGAGAAGAAATCTTAATAAAGATTCTATTGTTAAGAAAAGATATATTTTGGTAAAGATATAGTCGAATCTTGATAGAAATATTAAGGATGATATACAGAAGTAATTATTCTGCAAGAAAATATATCATTAGGGTCATGCGATGACCATTTAACATTGGAAGGATTGTTTACAGTAGTTCTTTATACTAAAGTAGAAAGAGGCGCAGATAATAAAGTTAAATATAATTTTGTTACAAATAATGATGGTGAGTTTCCAGCAAAATCTCCATTTGGAATGTTTAAAGATTTGTATGTTTCCAATGATTTAGGACTTGTGTCTGAAACAATTGATAAATACAATTTAGGATGAAATTAACAAGTCAACAATTGACAGCTATTGCTAATAAGATTACGAGAGAAGTTAATGATGAGATTAACAAGATTAATCGTGTGGTATATGCTGCGGAAGAACTTATTGTTGTAAGCACTATCAAATCACAATTAACAACATTAGAAGATACGCTTAAAAAGTTACCTTTTATAGCAACTGGTAAAATTACATATGGGCATTACACTTTTGATACTAATGGTAATAGTTATGGCGTTGAACAAATTGTAAAAGGACGTATTAAAGATAAATTGGTTCCAATTCTTTCTTTAGATAAAGTAAAAGAAGATCTTATCATAGGAACAATAGAAGCTGCGGATATGGATCAATTAATTAAATCATTAAAAGAAAAATATCTTGAAACTACACATTAATATTGACGATAAAACAATTGCAATTGAAGGTCAAGCTAAAGTAGCTACAATATTCAATTATTTAATGTCTTGGTTCGCAGAAGATTGGGAGAATTGGAGTTTTATTCCATTTGTTCCCACAATTCAATATAAAGAAATTATTGTAGAAAAAGAAATACAAAAAAATCCATACTGGAATCCTTGGGGGCCTACATATGCTTCAGGCATAGATACAGGTACTCCAATGTTAAATCCATCTTACACAACATCAACAACCTTAAACTTTAAAGATTAATGTACTCAGGAACAAAAACAGGAAACGCCGCAGGTGGCTCATTTTACCACACAGGTTTAGCATCTTTTCAACTGTTGGGAGTAAATCCAACAGCAGATCAAATTAAAGAATGGACTGGACGAGAAGAAGTTCAAGAACCAAATTATGATCTTCGCAAGTATTATGATACTGATTTCATGGTTCGTCCATTGAATTTCTGGTTAAAGAATACACATGGAGATGTAGTAAGATACCGTTTAGAGGTGGGTAAAGATCCAAAAGTTACTAAGAATGGTAACTATCAAGTATGTACTTCTAACGGAAGTATTACTTGGGCTAAAGCTTCAGGTTCTACAGAAACTAAACCAGAGTTTGCAAACCACAAACCATTAGTAATTGGTGAAGAGGAATTGATTTCTTTTGTTGCTCGTTTGATTAATTTTGATTATAAGTCAGGTGATAATCTGTATGAGCAAATGGTTGCTAATAAAGCTGATGTTCAATCATTATATAATGCTAGTTATACTGGTATGAATAATACTGGTAAATGGGCTGCTGATAATGATAAACATATTATTATGCTTATGACTATTAACGAAAATACTGGAGTTGATGGTAGTGGAAATGAAGTGATTAAAACATACCAAGAAGTATGTACTCGTCCTGAAACCTGGTTTTCTGGTGAGGTAAATGATTATGTGGTAAATAAACTTAAGACTTTGTATGAAAAGTCTTTAGAAGTTCAACTTGGTCAAACTCAAGCTTATCCTATTGTAAAAGGATTCTTTACATACAAATATCAAGAGTATAAAAAAGAAGATTGCGTAAATGCAATTCCTTCTAATCCAACTTCTAATCCAAGCTGGTAATGTACACAACTAAACCAAACTATTATAAAAGGGATGATGTGCTTAATAGCATATCTCAAGAACAAGTCTTTAGTGAATATCTTGGGGTTTATCCTGATCTTAATAAAAGGTTTAGATCTCCATTTAGAGAAGATAAAGATCCTGGGTGTCGTTTTACATGGCACTCAGGAATCCTTTATTTTGTTGAAAATACAATGTTTAATAACAAACTGTATTGGTCATGTATTGATATAGTAATGTATTTTAAAAAATGTAGTTATCAACAAGCTTTAAATATATTACACCAGAAGATTTATGTTTCCAGTAAGATTGCTAAAATAGTTACATCAACTTTTGTACCTGAAATAAGATTTGAAAAGCAAGATTGGCACGAACCTAATTTATTTATGCTTCCAGGTTCTATTTTAGAAAAAGAATTAGTTTATAAAGTTAAAAACTATTGGATAAAAACAAAGAAAGGTTGGTTTAGAAATTATATTCACAATCCTCAAACAACTTTAGTTATAGCGTATTATTTTCCAGAAACAGATCATGTAAAACTTTATTTTCCAGAGCAAAAAGAATATCGTTGGTATTCCAACTGTTCTGTTGAAGATATATTTGGTTGGCATAAGATAAAAGAATATCACCGTAATTCTGATAAACTTTCTATTACTAAATCTGGAAAAGATAGACTTATGCTAGACTATCATTTAGGAATACCAGCTATAGCTTTACAAAATGAAGGTTGTTATATTCCAGAAGATAAAGTTCTAGAACTAGATGTTATGTTCAAGGATATTACATTCTTTTATGATAATGATATTCCTGGAATAATTCATAGTCAAAAGTTAAGTGAAAAATATGGATATAAATACAAGATTATTGATTGTTTACCAAAAGATTCATTTGAAATGATTGGCGAATTTGGAATTGATAATACAAAAAAATTAATATTTTGAATAGAATAACAGAACTAACAATTCAGAATATTCATCCTAAATGGAAAGTTCTTCTTAATACTCCTATATCAGAAGATAAATTATTAATAGATCTTTTAGACGAAGCTATTATAAAAATTGTAGAGTTAAAAGGCAAAAATTGTCCTGACAATCCTGATAAGATATTAAGATGTTTAAGGTTAGATCCTGATCTAATTAAAGTTGTTATTGTAAACAATGAACCTTATCCTACTCCAGGTATAGCAACAGGTCTAGCTTTAGCTTGTGAAGATAAATTCTTACCAAGTTTAACAATGCTTGTTAGAGAATTAGAGCAAGAATATAATGATCCTACAATACATGAAACTTTTGATGGAACTCTAACCAAATGGGAAAAACAAGGAGTATTGTTATTAAACTCTAGTTTAAGTTGTGAACAGTTTAAACCTGGAAGTCATTTTCATTATTGGAATGATTTTACTACTGGTTTGCTGAGAATATTAAATGATTTTAAAATTACAAGGTCAGAAGGAACTTCATCAGTTTTTGTTTTTTTAGGAAGACAGGCTCAACTATTTCAAAATGAAATAAATGAAAAACTTCATTATAAAATACTAAGATACCATCCAGTAGCAGAAGATCATGGTGATAAAAAGTTTGAAGGATTCTTTAAAGAGGTTAATAAATGTTTAGAAGAATCTAACCAAGAAATAATCCAATGGTATGAAAATAGAACTTGATTATAAAATAACTGTTTGGAGAAAGGCTTTTTATGATATACCTGATTCAGACCTACCAGAATTTTTAAAATCGGTAAAACAATTTGGTATAGATTTAGAACACGAAGGATTTGTTGAAGATGAAATTATTTATGAAACAGAAGAATTAATTTTACCTTCAGAAAACAACGGATTACCTACTATTGAATTATTTGCCAACCATAACTTAATTTGGAGTAATGATAAAACATGAATTAAAAACAAGGGAACATTCTGAATTCCTAGGTATTGAAACAGCTTCTTCTTTAGAATTAGCTTTCCTTTTAGATTCTTCGATGGTTATAACATTTAGAGATAATGTTACAAATGAACTTTTAGGTATTATACAGTATATTGAAAACTTAGAAAGTGTAAGTATTGTGAATAATGTTGGAAAAGATGACATTCAGGAACATCTTTTTCATATATTGAAAACATCCTATCCTGAAAATACAACATTTAATAAAATAATATGATTAATTTAGAAACAAAAACAGAAGAACATTACGATTTTATTCGTAATCATTTTACTTTTACGCAAGAACTTGATAATTTTTTAGAAAGTTCCTCTGAAATACTTTGTTATCGTCAAGGCGAAACATTGGTTGGACTTATTACTTATACCGAAAATGATGAAAATGTTATTCGGGTTCATTTTGGAGCTGTATTGAAAGATTATCGTGAAAAAGATATTCTTACTAACTTAGCTACAAGCCTTGAAGAAAAGTATCCAAATTATACTTTCTTAAGTTCGGTTAGAGAATCTAATTCTATAATGATTTCTTTCTTAGAAAAGAATGGATTTAAAGAAAGTGATCGTGGAGAGTATTCTGATGGTGAAGTAAAAATTAGAATGGTACGTGCCTCATCCTAATAAACGCAAAGGGGATACTTTTGAAAGACAGGTTGTAAATGATCTGAAAGCAAAGTATCCCTTTGCTAAAACAGCAAGACTTACAAGCAGATTAATGGATAATTGTAAAATTGATATTACAGGAGTTCCAATGTTAATCCAGTGTAAGGCAGGTTATAATAAACCGAGATTAAAGTTCGATGAATTGTATCTTGAGAATAAAAAACTTATTGCTGAAAACTTTAATTCGAATCATGTAATTCATAAACTACCATATGTCCTAATTAATAAGTTAAATAGAATAGTTGGTGGTAAACTAAAACAACCAGAAATGACTCAAGTAACAATTACTTATGAGTTTTTTTTGGAATTAATCGAAGGATACGAGAGTAAGAATGCTGAAGTATGATAATCAGACACAGTTTAAGATAGAGAGAGGCTTCTTGAATAGAACAAGAATTTATTTATATCCGGCAATAGTTTTAATGAAAAGTTATAGGCCGTATATTGGAAGCTTGAGAGAAAATTTCTTATGTACCAGCTATGAAAATGAAAGTATTATAGTTTATTATGATCGAGGTAACACAGTTGGCATAAAAAAACTAATAGATGTTCTAAAAGAAAATAAAGAATATCTGGATAGTTGGATGCCGAATGAAAATACATATGCTATTCGTTTAAAACCAGATCTTAATTACTCTGCTTTTGAGGAAGGAAGTTATTCTAAAATTTACAAAAGAGAATATTTATCTAAAGTATTTTCACCAGATAGTAAAACTAAACAGGTGTTGTCTAAGAACAAACTTTATAAACAAGAGTTTGTAGATCAACTTAATACCTGGTTTGGTGTAAATCATACAATTGAATCTTTGGAAAAAAGACCTGATGGTATTCATGAAATACAAGAATATGATATACCCCCATGTATGAATCAAGAGATTTTAAATTACGAAAAAGAATTAAAAATTAGAGGTAAAATTTCAGAATATGTATAATATATTTCAAGATATAAATAATTGGCTAAAGGTAGCAGGACAAGAACAAGTTGGAAATGAAGCTAATTTTCAACTTATAAAATCTTTAATTTTAGAAGAGCTGGAAGAGTTGGAAGAAGCTTATAAAGCAAATGATAAACAAGGTCAGCGAGATGCTATTGTAGATTTAATGTGGGTTACTTTAAATTGGGATTATTATAATAGTCTTAATTCAGAAGAACATGCTGACAAAGTAAGTTTTTCAAATTGGACTAAGTTTTGTACTTCTGAAGACGAAGCTATTAAAACAATGGATGCTTACATTAGAGGCATACACCCATCTAAACCTGGAATTAAAATAGAATGTTACATCGTACAATCTGGAAATAATTGGATAGTTAAAAGACTATCTGATAATAAAGTTTTAAAGTCAATAAATTTTGTAGAACCATGAGAAGATTTACATTATTTTATGGAAAAGTTTGTCCTATCTGCTTCAAATCTATTTTTAATTGCCAGGGACATGGGAAAAGTTAAATTTCAAGGAACTAGTTTAGATCCACAAGTAGAAGTTACAATTACCTCGAAAGGAAAAGAGGTAGTTGTAACTCCTAAACCAATTAAAATTAAAAAAGGTGAAGATTAATTATATAGAAAAAGATGGTGTTAAACTGTTTTCATTTCATAGACATGATTTTCAACAATTTGCAGAAGGAGAATTTATTGATGGTGGTTGGGATTATACAAGAATAGGAGGAGATGTAAAGATTGGTTCTGGAAAGATTTCAGATTTAATAGAAGATATAAGAAAGCAATTTCTTTGGACTTCTGTATTAGATAAGAATGAAAAACTTAGAGATAAATCAGAAAGTAAACTTTTAAAAGATTTAGATACTGACCACATATTATCAATTTTAATTTATATAACTGAAAAAAGTTTAGTGGCAAATGATTTAAATAGTAAACAATGGATTGCTACAAGGTTAATTTTATTAGCAGAATTAAAGTATAGATATGAAAGATCAGACGAAACCTAAATTATATAAAATGATAGTTTTACAATTTCCTAATGCTTTAAAGGAAGTTGCTAGAAGATGTAAGATTGGGCATGAGAAGTATCCTGAATTAGATCATGATTACAAAGGCTTTTCTAAATTACCAGTTGATGAATATGAAGATGCTATTATAAGACATATAATGCAAGATGGTGAAGAAGATGAAATTGGTCATTGGGGAGCTGTAGCTTGGAACGCATTAGCTATATTAGAATTAAAAATACAAAATGAGAATAACAAATAAACTAAGAAAAGCAATATCTTTTACGACAGATGGTGATGAAGTTCTAAGAAAATTAGAATCAACTGATCTAGATATAGATTATTTGGGAGCGGATGACGAATACATTACTTATATTCCAAAATCAAGATTAGTAAGATATTCAGCTTCAAAAAGATGGAATCCAGATAAAAGACAATTGGTAAGTCCAGGTAAACTTTACAAAACATTATTTCCAGAAGCTTTTTCTAATCAATATGAAAGATTTAATAATGAATTAAAAGGTAATTTGCAAAAAGTAAAAATTGTCTTTTTATCTGGAGAAGATATACGAACCGCTTATCTTGAAGATAATTGTGCAGCTTGTGGTAATCTCGGTGCCTCTTGTATGAGATATATACAGTGTCAGCCTTATTTGGATATTTATTGTAAAAATACTAATCATGTGCAATTAGCTGTTGTTTACAATAGTAGTGGAAAAATTATTGCTCGATCTTTAATTTGGTATCCAAAAACAATTAAAGATAAAAGTATTAAATGGTTTGATCGCGTTTATGCTATTGATTTTAGTACTGAATGTGCCATGATTATAGAACTTATTAAAAAAGGGTTTACTCAAATATCAGATAAAAATGATATTAAGCCTAATGAAGATGTTAGTGAATTAGAGATTCATCTTGACTATTTAAATTTTGAGTATTATCCGTATATTGATACTTTATGCTATATAAACGATAATTGTCTAAATAATTATGAGGATGGAGATTGTTTGAATGATACAGATGGTTCTAGATATAGTATGGAAAATTGCGATGAGTGTGGAGATGAATCGGATGATATTGTAGAAATAATTGCTGGTGTTTATCGCGGATATCGTTATTGCTGTGCGTGCAGATGTTTCTCAAATAGATATGATGGATACATATCCAATAGAGAAGCTGAGTTGTGTACTGTAACAGATGATTATATTTTAAGAGAGGACACTGTACAACTTTACGAAGGATCACTATGTTCTAATGAGGCTCCAAATTTAATATCTTGTTATGATGGAGATTATTTTATAAAAGGTGACGATGATTTTGTAATTCCTATTGGTTCAGAAGAATGGTATCGTATTGATAGTGACTATATTACATGTTTTGATGGAAATTATTATCTTATTAGCTCAGAAGAATACAAAAATTTAATAGATGAAAAAGAATTACAAACAGTATAGTACAATACCAGCAATAGTTCCGAATACTAAATTTTTTAAATCCATAGATATTGATTTGTTAAAACATTTATTTTCTTTACAAACACCGAGTTTAATTGACGCTAGTCAAAAAATATTCTTTAATTTTATTCTTAACTGGTGTAAAGAAAATAACATTTCTGTTAAACATTCGTATGATACCTATGGTAATCTTTATATTACTAAAGGTAAAGCTAGCTTATATCCATGTGTGGTATCACATGTAGATACAGTTCATGATTATAATCCACATCTTCAAATACTAAACACCAATGATTTAGTATTTGGTCTGGATATATCAGAAGGAACTCAACATGGAATAGGTGCTGATCCTAAAAATGGTGTTTACTTTGCTCTTCAAATGTTAAAACATTTGGATGTTGTAAAAGTAGTTTTGTTTAAAAATGAAGAAGTTGGCTGTTTAGGTTCAAAAGCAAGTGATATAACTTTCTTTAAAAATTGTTCTTTTGTTATTCAGTTAGATAGAAGAAGTTTTACAACAGATCTAATTGAATATACAAATGGAATAAATGTAATTTCAGAAGAATTTAAAACTGCTGTAAAGCCAATTATGTCTGACTATGGTTATGAATTTAATCATGGTACTTGCACTGATGTTGGAGAATTAGTTTGGAATGAAATTAATATTTGTGCATTTAATTTTTCTAATGGAAGTTTTAATGAACATAAAAATTATGAAGTTTGTTCTATTCCACATCTTCTAAATGCTGTTAATGCTGGATATGAAATTATTCAAAAGCTTGGTTATACAAAACAATTTATTCATAAACCTGATACTTATAAAGCTACAAGTAGTAAATTCAGTTTAGATGGATGGGATTCTGAATTAGTACTAACAACCAAAGTAAATAATAAAGAAGTAAAAGATTTTGTTGATAGCTGGTTAATTAGTGATCCAGATTCTTTTGCACATACTCCATATTCAGAAGAACATTTGGCTGGTTTATATGAATATTATACTGGAAAAATTTGTGATGAATTGGCAGTATTAAAGGCAATAAGTAGTTATTTGAGTAAAAAACCACATGCTCAAATTCAACTCTTAAAAAAAGATACGGATAATTTTATTAAACGTTTAGAAAAACATGAATATGAGCAATGGTATTAATATATTTTTAGTGTTTATTATTTTGTGTTTAAATATAGCACAATGTAATTCTAGGACATATTGGAAAAAACGATACACTGACACTTCTGTTTGGGCCGATACTTTATATAGTGATAATCTTAAATTGTGTGATAGTGTAAGATATTATAAAGATATGTATAGAACAATAGAAGATATGTATATTCAAGATACAACATTTACAATTAATCTTAAATAACTATGTTTAAATTCCTTTTAAAATCACATGGCAGATGTCCTCATTGTGGATTAAAACTTGGCCCACCAGGATCAAGTCATGTTTGTGCTTAATTTTTAAATTTAATATTTAACTTGTCAAATGAGATAAGTTAAATATTTTTTATATTATGTTTCCAAAACTGTATAAATACACGACAAAAGGCCAAATACAAAGTTGGCAAATATTTACTTCTGGTTCAGTATATTGGACAGAAGAAGGAATTAACATATTAACCAAGTCTAGTCCTACTATTTGTGTAGGAAAAAATATTGGTAAAAAGAATGAAACTACTGCTGAACAACAGTGTTTACTAGAAGCTCAGTCTAAGTTTCAAAAGAAATTAGATAAAGGTTATAATGAAGTTTTAACTTCAAAAAAGAAATTCTTTGAACCAATGTTGGCTTTTGAATTTAGTAAATATTCTAAACTCTTATTTACAGTTAAAACTTTTATTCAACCTAAACTGGATGGTGTAAGATGTTATCTAAATGATAAAAAGTTGATGACTAGAGCAGGGAAATCTATTGTAAGTTGTCCTCATTTAGAATTAAACTATTTTGGACTAGATGGCGAATTATATAATCATGATTTGAAAGCAGATTTTAATAAGATTATCAGCTTAACACGTAAAACCAAACCTGAATTAAAAGATTTAGAAGAATCTAAAAAGCTAATCCAATATTGGGTTTACGATTATCCTTATAATCATGACAAAGTATTTTCCGAAAGATATTCAATGTTAAAACATGACTTTAAAAATTTTCCAAACACTTTTAAGCTTGTTCCTACTTACGAAATTAAATCTAAAGAAGAATTGTTAAGGTATCACGAGGAATTTATTTCTAATGGTTACGAAGGTTCTATTATTAGAATGGATTTAGGTGGTTATGAAAATAAACGTAGTAAGCAGCTTCTTAAATATAAAGATTGGCAAGATGCCGAATGGGAAATTATTGATGTTTTGGAAGGAACAGGGAATAGAACAGGTTGTGCAAACATGCTAGTTATAAAGTTAGAATCAGGAGCTATCTGTAAACCTACAATGACTGGTACTGAAGATTTTATGAGGAAAATATGGTCAGATAAACAAAATGTTATTGGTAAAGAAGCTACCATAAAATTCTTCGGTTATACTGAAGATGGCAGTTTGAGATTTCCAACAGTTAAACATATTTTAGATTATGATTAAATTAGAATGGAATAATACTTTTATAGAATATATTTCCTATCCAGATGTTGAAAACACAGGAGGTAGAGTTTGGTTAGGAGAAGTATGTATTGCCGAAGTATATCAGAGGCAAAGAGATGGAAAAGGAGATTTGTTTATGAATAATGAAATTAAGTATGAGTTTTATATACCAGGTTGGAAAAAATATCAGGAATACGGAAAATGGTTAGAACATGTTTCTCCAGACGAACACACAAAATTAGTTAATACTATTGAAGAAGGTCTTCAATGGCTAAAAGAAAAATTAAATATGACAGTTAGTAAAGAACAATTAGCACAACAATTACTCAATTCTTGGTTTGCAAATAATAATCCAACAATAACAACGTTAGAACTTAAAAATGGATTAAGGCTTCTACATCCTGATGTATATTGGAATCAAGATTGGGTATCAAATTTTATGGCAAGTCAAAATTTATATTACGATACAGTTTTTAATAGTAACGGTTTAGAACATCGAGTTTATTATAACCAACTGTTACCGTCGTCCTCAGTACAGAACTCACTAACATTGCAAAATCTTCAGGATTACGTTGACCATGTAATAGGCGGAGAAATTACAAAGACTCAAATGAAATCTTATTTTCAAGCAAAAGGATTTTCTTTGTCTAATTTTAAAGAATTGTTCGATCAATTAGGTTTACAACATACTGGAAAATATACTTCTGACAATCATAAGATTTGGAAATATGTTCCCACAGGTAAACACTTGAGTAAAAATAAAGGTCAATTGGTAGATATTAAAGATATGGCTAAACCTTATTTGAGAAATGCTTTTCTTAAGCTTTGGAATAATAATCCACATGATTTTGACATTATTTTGGATGACCCAAATTGTGAAGAACATAAGCTCCTTCAGGCTTTCTTTACATTTGATATTCGTCAGAAGTTAAATCAGATTTAATATGGTTAGAAATCCTATTGAATTAATACTTGTGTCAGATCAAAATTCTAATAAATTTTATCGTATGTCAGATACAGATGATGGTAATTTTAAAGTAGAGTATGGACGAGTTGGGGTGACTTCAATAACAGAAGTCTACCCCATATCTCGTTGGGATTCTAAATATAGAGAGAAAATTAAGAAAGGATATAGAGATGTATCTGACCTTAAAGCTCAAACTATAGACGGTAAAATTACTTTTAATTCGACTGATGTAGAACATTTTTATAATTGTTTCTCCAGATATACTAAAGAAAATGTAGGTAGGAATTATACTATATCTGCTGGAGCTGTAACTAAAGCTATGGTTGATGATGCTCAAGGATCTATCAATTTAATGTTACAAGCTCAAACAGTAGATGAATTTAATTCTAACCTGTTAAAACTATTTACAGCTTTACCTAGAAGAATAGCTGATGTTAGAAATGAAATTCTCAAAGATTTAGAAAATAAAGATAAAAGAATTTCTAAAGAACAAGATATTCTAGATTCTTTATCTAGTCAGATTATTACCAATCTTGTTTCAGGAGATCAGAATATTGAAGATCTTTTAGGAGTTAAAATTGAATTGGTAGATAATCCTGTATTTATAGATACACTGGTTATGCCTACAAATTCAAGTAGATATAGACCTTATAAAGTTTATAAGATAACTCATTCAAAAAGAACAGATCTGTTTAAAGAATGGGTTGATAAACAAGATAATAAGAATTGTGAATATCTGATTCATGGAACTAGAAATCCTAATATATTTAGTATTTTAAAATCAGGATTGATTATTCGACCTACTAACGCTGTTATTTCAGGAGCTGCTTATGGAGAAGGTATTTATCATTCTGCACATACTGATAAGTCCCTTGGTTATACCGGAGGAGATCAAGATAAAATATTCTTAATTCAGAATGTACACATGGGAAATCCTTATACTTATGAAGGATGGTATAGAGAAGGAAAAGGAATATCCAGAAGTCAGATGAAATATGATTATCTCAAACCTAATGGATGGGATTCTCTATATGTTAAACCTGGAGATGGTTTAAGAAATTCGGAATATATTGTTTTTAATATGGAACAAACAAATTCAGAATATATATTATGGATGAAATAAAAATTGGTGATTTAATCACTGCATATAGTAGCGGATTCTTTAGAGTCACAGGATTTTCAGGCGATCAAGTAACTTTTAAACAAGTTTATACCTCAAATGGTAAACTCAGATCTAGTGGTGAACAAAGCTGTCATAGATATTATTGCAAACCGTTTAAAATAGCTATAGAAAAAGCTTTTGAAGATTACGAGAGATTGAAAAAAATATTAGAAAATGAAACTAAACCACAGTCTGCTGGATAAAATCTGGATTACTTCAGATACACACGCTTTTCATAAAAATATTACAAGAGGTACTACTAGTTGGGAACAAGATGGAATATTCAAGTTCAGAGATTTTGATACTCCTGAAGAAATGACTCAAAGAATGGCTGATAATTTTAATTCAGTTATTCCTGAAGATGGAATTTTGTTTCATCTTGGAGATTGGTCATTTGCAGGAAAGGATAATATTGAAATATTTAGGAAGATGTTGAATGTTAAAGATATCTTTTTTATTTATGGAAACCACGATCAGCATATTAAAAAAGGAGATTATGATTATTTATTTACAGCTCTTTATCCTTATTTGGAACTTAATATCGGAAATTTAAATTTCTGTTTATTCCATTTCCCAATTGAATCTTGGAATAATATTAGAAAAGGTGAATTTCATTTACATGGACACCAACATTTACAAGGAGATTTGAGATTTAGCAATGGTAAGAAAATGGATGTAGGTGTAGATGGAAATGATTTATATCCTTATAAGTTAACAGATGTTGTAGATCTTTTAAAAGGTCGAGAATATCAATCAGATTTTGACCATCATGTCTAAAACATTATTTTTATTAAGAGGATTACCTGGAGCTGGTAAAACAACTGTAGGTAATCTTCTTTCAGAACATGGTAAATATCCAGTTATTTCAGCCGATATGTATTTTGAAGATTTAGAAGGAAATTATAATTTCAACATTAATGAAGTTAAAGACGCTCATAAATGGTGCCGAAAATGTGTTATCGTTATGATGCAAAATGAAATTTTAGACCTTCCTTCTGACTATGATTATAATAAGATTTTTGTAGCTAATACATTTACTGAAGAATGGGAAATGGAAGAATATTTTAAACTTGCTGAAATATATGATTATCAAGTAGTAACAATGATAATAGAAAACAGACATGGGAGTAAGAATATTCATAATGTTCCTGATGAAACAATTGAAAAAATGAGAAATAGATTTCAAATTAAATTATGAAAAATAAAGCGTTGAAATTCTTAATTGAATTTCTTTTACCAAAATTTGAAAAATTACCGTTAGAAGCCAAGAATAAAATTATAAATAATTTATATCTCCATGATTCCTGGGAAGAATTTATTAATACTGTTAAACTTAATCGAGATGATTCTGTAAAATGGGTAATGTGTAATTTGAAAGCTTGGGATAAAACATTTGATTTTGATGAATTTATTGTAGATGAAAAATATGATGACGACTCTAACGATCATTATATAATTTTTAATATCGAAGATAAATTTATCAGAATTAATTTACTAAATTATGATTCAAAAACTGGATGTTTTCAAAAAATCGAGTATGATTTTGTAGAACAGAAAGAAATTTTAGTACCTAAAAAGATTTGGATTACTTTAACTTAATATAATGGAAAATATGACCAATAAAGAATTTAATAGTACTATAGACCTTTGTATCAATACTACCAAAAAGTTAATATTTTTAAATTGTAGAGATCACGCCCCTTTTAGGGGCTGTTGTGGTAATTGTGGTCGTTATACAAATTACGAAATATTACCTGATCCAGAAGTAGTTATACATAATTTAGAAAAATTAAAGAAAAATGAGAATAACACCTGAAGAATTAAAGAAAGATTGTGACTGATAGTATTATAAGCACTAACGTTAAACTTTCTATGATTGTTTATCTTGCTGTAAATAATGTTAACCGTAAAATTTATGTGGGTTATACAACAACCTCTTTAATAAGAAGAAAGATTTCACATAAGCATAAAATGGGAAAAGACAATTGTTATTTTCATAATGCTCTTCTAAAATATGGTTTTAATAATTTTAGCTGGTATATATTATATCAAGGAAGCTCTCTCGAAGAGATAGTTTCTAAAGAAATTGAATTTATTAAAATCTTATCGTCAAATGTTAAGGGAGTTGGTTATAATCTTACCTATGGTGGAGAGGGTATTCCTATGACAGAAGAAATAAAAAGGAAAATTGGAATTGCTAATTCAGGAAAGTTTGGAGAACTAAATCCTTTCTTTGGTAAAACTCATTCGCAAAATACAAAAGATCATTTATCTAAAATTCGTAAAGGGCTTCGTAATAGTCCTTTTGAAAAACATTCTGACAAAACTAAAGAAATATTGTTTTTAGGCGGAAAGGAATGGTGAAGTATTCAGGAAAATAGCAAAAATTAAGATTTCAAAATTCGGATAGGGCCACATTATTTTGGAATAGAGTTAAACAAGGAATCCCCTTTTTTAAAGGAAGCTTGGTTGTTTTAAGTTATAAATAAAACACCTTTTAAAAGGTATTTAAAAAACACCTTACCTTGTGAAGAGGCCATCATCGGTTTAATGGCCTCTTCAATATCTCTTTTCTCTACCTCGTCTTTGTCAACAAGACTGAACGTATTTATGTCCATACTATCCTAATGGCCCTTCTGTGCTTGCTGAGATTTGCTCAGCTTGCGCCATATTCTTACTTGCTTGAGCTGCTGCAGGAATAGCTTCAATCATTTGCTGACGTTGCATTTGGGCCTGCGCCGCTTCTCTCATTTGATCCACTTCTGCCTGACCCCGATTTAATCCCGCAGGTAAGTAAAGACGATCTTCGAGAAGATCCAGATACGCGTCTACGTTTGCTTTTTGCATCACCCCTGGTGCTACAGGACTCAGACCGATCACCCGCTGCATGAAAGAATCAATATTTGGTAAGTCAGCAGAACGCTGAGCTTGTGCAAAGACTGAGATCATCTCAATACGAAGGAACTGACCTTGCAAGTCTGGTGGTGGAGGTGGCAAGAATGGATCATTTTCGATCACATAATTAGTTCCATACTCTACGAGCGGAACATTATATGACCAATTTAAAGACTGAAGATTTGGACCAATAACCAGTTGTTGTTCGTTGACCACGGCTTTCGTCTCTTCAGCAGTACGCGTTTTTGGATTCGCGGTTAGGAACAACAAATAATCTTCAAAGAACAGTTTGGAGACTTGCTGACGCAAATCCGAAACGTCACTGTTCAAGAGATTTACAGCCGGGGTTAAATCATAAATTGTTTTGATTCCACCTTGGGCCAAGGCTGTAGCGTCCAGACCGATATAACGACGAGCTTGGTTCGT